CAAGGCAGTTTCAGAACTAGGCTCAACAGTTACAACAGCCTTTAGCGACATTACAGCAATCATCAAGTCACTAGCAGATGCAAACGCATCACTAGTTGCTGACGTTGCTGAACTAAAAAAGTCTCTCGGACACGTTACTACCGTAGTAACTGAAACTGAGACAAATCTTGGAAAGCGTATTGACGCAGTAGAAGCAGACACCGCTTTCCGTAAGTCTGGTGACCTCGGTGAGGTCATTCAGGAACCAGTACTGGTGGAAAAATCAGTATGGGGCGGAAGTTTCCTCACAACATCCGATTTACTAAAATAATTCACTAGGAGGTGAAAAATAAAATGTCAGAAGAAATTATCAAAAATATGCCTTCAGGTGCGTCTCCAGTTTCTGGATACCCTAACGCTGAAGGTGCTTTCGGTACATCAGACAGCGTGTCAAGCGGCACAGGAGCGTTCTCAGAAAACGGAACTTTCCTAGGCAACAGCCCAACTGCTAACTTTGGTGTAACAACAGGTGCAAACGGTGTAAACCCATCTAGCACTGCGAACAACAACTATCCAGGTACTGGTATCCTACGCCCTGAACAGGCAAGACGATTTATCGACTATGTTTGGGACGCAACCACACTTGCACAGGACGGTCGCAGAGTTACAATGAGAGCAAACACAATGGAGTTGGAGAAGATTAACGTGGGAGACCGTGTTATTCGTGCTGCAAACCAGGGTGTTTCAACATACACTAACACAGGTGCAACTTTCTCAAAGGTTGAACTTACCACTAAGAAGATTCGTCTAGACTGGGAAGTTTCTGCGGAGACACTCGAAGATAACATCGAGGGTGCTGCTCTAGAGGACCACCTAGTTCGTCTAATGACTAATGCTTTCGGTAACGACATCGAAGACCTAGCCATTAACGGTGACGGTTCAACAGGTTCGTTCCTAAGCATTATGAATGGATTCATTAACTTGGAGAAGACTAGCCCTAGCGTTAGTTCTGGTAACAACCCTGGAAGTGCACACGAAGTTATCAACTCAACTCTAGTTGGAAGCAACACTGCGTTCACTGATTGGACTACTGAAAGACTACAAGCACTTATCTTGGCTATGCCTCGCAGATACCGTGCCATCACAAATGGACTAAAGTTCTATGCTGGTACAGACACATTTGCTAACATCGTTAAGAATAATGCTACAGTCTACTCAACCATTGGTTCTACCGAAAACACTCGTAATGAGTTCATCGGTGGTGCAAACCAGACCTTTGGTGGAGCACGTCAGACTCGTGTTCTAGGTGTACCTGTTCTTGAAGTTCCTTACTACCCTGCAGGATTCGTTGACCTAACGTTCCCACAGAACCGTATTTGGGGCTTCCAGAGAGATATCACTGTGAACCGTTTCTATGTACCAAAGAAGGACACTGTAGAATATACAGTATTCGTTCGCTTTGGAATTGCATGGGAAGAACTGGATGCAGTTGCATTCGCAGACACAACAACAGACTAATTCTGTTTAGTGTCACCCTTTGATTGGGGGTAGGGATTTATTTCTCTACCCCCTTTCTATATTTATCTGGTATAATTAAAATAAATCTAAGGAGGATTTATCATGGCTGAAGAAAAAAAGACATCTACCCCAAAGCCTGTTGTTGAAGATGCAGTTGTAGAAACAGTTGCAGAAGCAGTAGCAGAAGTAGTTGAGGAAAAGGTTATCGTAGCACCAGAACCAACAAGAGACGTTCCTACATTAGGACATAATGCAGATGGCGTAATTGGTTCAACAACCACAAATGCTGGAAAAGCAAAGGTAGAAAAGAAAGAGGTTGAAGAAGTAGCAGCAGTTACAAAGATTGCACTATTCTCAACACGCAACGTATACGCAGACGGTTTTGGAAAGATTAATGTTGGATACAACATTGTTCCAAAGAAGTATGCAGACTTCTGGACAACACAAAAAGGCATTCGCCTATGTACTCCAGAAGAAGTAGCGGAGGCATTTGCCTAAATGGAGGTTTTGAGAGTTCCACCTTATCCAATTATAACTAAATGGGATGTGCCAGCGGCTAACACTGCATATTCTGTTTATGTAGAGGATTTGGTGGACCACTCATTTGAAACATCTACGCTTACTTCAGATGCAAATAAACAGATATCATATACCTTATCACGTTCAAAAGTACAGTATGACCGTGAATTTTTGTTTAAGGTGACAGATTCAAGTGGAGAATTAGTTATAGACGATAACCTAAGCGTCTATCGTCCATATGTTAATCCAAACACACTAGCATCTACAGCAGATGAAATCGCTGAATACAAAAAATGGGAAATTATTGCAAGGTCAATTATTGATGGTTATATTCTAGACCATTCTGCAAATGGAGATGCTTTTTATAATCACAAACTTGTTATCGTCAAAGAAGGTCAGGGTGGAGATTATTTTCCAATCTGGCATAATGTAAACAAAGTTTTAAAAGTATATGAGAACAATGTTCTTATTTATAATGGTGAAGATTTTGCCATAACACTACCAACTCAAACACCTACAACATCTTCTGGAACTGTCACACTAACAACACCAATTGCTCATGGATATGAGGTTGGAGACGTAGTCACTATTTCTGCAGTTGTTCCTACAGGATACCGTGGAAGATTTGTTATTACAGCGGTTCCAACAGCAACATCTTTTAGTTTTGCAAATGCAACAACAGGAAATATAACTACTGCTGGAACAGTCATTAGAACTTGGGAATACGAATACAAAACATTGCTAGATAACTCTGCTATTGCTAGGGTAGAGGCAAATGGAATATACAATAGAAACGAATCAACTCCACTAAGGCTTCCAGGAGCCTCTGGAGATTTAGCGGTACATGCTGGACAAAGAACTGGATATGCAGCATTTGCAGAAGGAAGTGACTTCACTTTCATCCTTGACGCTGGCTATAAGACTATTCCACCAGATGTTGAAAGGGCAGCAACAATTTTAATAGAAGAACTAAAATGTGGGTCAAACGATTATTACAAACGTTTTGTGACTCAGTACAGCACAGACCAATTTGATATTAGATTTGCTCCACAATTTTTGGAGGGAACTGGCAACATGCTTGTTGATAAGATTCTTAACAACTATAAGGGCAATGTCTTCAAGCCAGCAATACTATAATGATATGCGAAACCACAGACTTTACATATCCACTACTTGCTGATATTTACTATCCAATAGTAGAAACTGGGGCTTATGGTAACACAAAGAAGCAATGGATTTTAGATAAAACAGTTGCTTGTTTTTTTAATGTGGCAGGTAGCAAATATAAACAAGATGTTAATACTGAAGCAAACATCAACATAAGTAATTCTATCATTGGCAGACTTAGAAACGACCCAACAATCTCTAGCACGGACACACTATATTCTATTACAAATATTGTTATTACTAATATTAGAAGTTCCGATGGATACACAATTTATAACGAGTCTGCTGGACCACGTTCTGGTAGTTCAACACTCTTTGAAATATCAACAATAAACCCTATAGTTGGTCCTTTTGGAAAGGTAGAATATTACAAAGTCATGCTCAGACGTTCTGAGAATCAGGCGGTAGACCTTTGATAATTGACTTTAAAACAGATAATTTAGTAAATAGCCTAAATAATATTGCCAAATATTCTATTGGATTTTTAGAAGGTGTAGATGCTGGAAAAGCAAAATTTATGGATAATCTAGGAGCAACAGTTTTAGAATCACTAAAAAACTTTATAGACTCTAATGCTAGAGTAAGTCCAGAAACACTTCACCATGTTTATGAGTGGTACGAAACAGGAAGCCCACAAGCAAGACTATTTGATTTAGAATATATTGTAAATAACAATAGTCTAATATCTTTTAGTTATACACTGTCACAATCTAATTCACTTTCTAAAGGTTCAACAACACCATTTTATAATAAAGCAACTATTATGGAGAATGGGTCTCCAATAACAATAAAGCCAAAAAAAGGTGGTGTCTTATCTTTTAATGATAATGGAGAACAAGTATTTACTAAAAAACCAATTTTTGTCGAGAATCCAGGAGGACCTGCAACAGAAGGTGGATTTGAAAATACACTTAAAGATTTCTTTGATAACTATTTTTCTCAATCTTTTTTAATATCTAGTGGTTTAGGAGAACATTTTAAAGATGTAAGAACTTATAAACAAAATTTTGCTTCTGGTTCAAAACAGGGAAAGCCTTTGGGATTTAAAATTGGATACGAGTGGATATCTAAAGGTGGTAGAATTGAAGAATGAGTAAAACATCTATTTTAAATACCCCAGTACTTTGGGTAAATGCTTACTTGCAGGAAAAGTTAGAAGACCTAGGTTTTGAGACAGTGCCATTCTTTCCAACTACTCCATCTACAATTAACGATTTAACAGAGTTTTTTCCTCCAGGTGGGGTTATGTGTACCTATGACAGAATGATGAGAATGCGTAAAGGTCCATTTCCACACATTAAATGTGAGCAACTTCTTTACTATTTCTATGCTACAGCAGAAAACTCTACTATTAACATGGTTAAAATCACTGAAAAAGTAAACAGACTTATGGATGGCGAAGACGAAACAGCCCAGGACCTAAATGATTGGTGCATTAAACATGGACCTATTACGGTAGAGGGTGTAAGTCTTGAGCCAAACTTTAGGTTTCATAGTTTTAAAGTCTTTCAATTACAAGAAACAAGAGATATCATCAACTTTGCTTCAGCCAGAACCTATGGCGGTAATAAAATTGTTATCTACTACGACTACACAATGCTAGAATTAGAGTAGTCATAAAACTATGCTATAATTATATAGAGGAAACACCGAACCACAAAATTCATAAATGAAAGATGGTGAAATAAATATGGCATATACAAGAGGCTCAAACGCTAACATTATCGTTGGTGCAGCAGCACTATTCGTAACAGTAGACACTAACCAGGGTCTAACTAAGGCAAGCATCCCTACGTTCATTGATGGTGAATCTTACAAAGAAACACTATCACTTCGTTATTCAGATGTTTTCCGTAACGTTGGATACACAAACAACGGTGTTGAAATCTCATTTGCTCCAGACTTTGGAGAGGTTATGGTAGACCAACTACTAGATACCGCTAAACTGTTCAAGCAGGGAATGAAGGTTACACTAAAGACAACTCTAGCCGAAGCAACCTTGGAGAACCTTCTCCTAGCAATTGCTGGCAAGACATCTGACTTTGGTACACTCAACCTAGGTACTCAGACAGAAACTAATAGACTAGTTACTCTGGGTAATCCAACAACAGTAGTAACTGCTGCAACAAACGCAGGAGTTACAACTTCTGGAACAGATACCAACAAATTCCTAGATATTACTTCAGGCGACCTTGGGGACTACCCAATCGAACGTGGTATTATCGCAGTAGGTCCAGGAACTGGAAACCTATCAGGAGTTGGTAACGCAGGTACATCAGACACACTAAGCAACCAAGCAGAGCGTGTTTACATTGCATACCGTGCTATCTCAATCGATAGTGTAACAGTATCAGCAAAGCGTGATTCAGCAACATCCTTCGAAGTATCGTTCCGTCTGCTTCCAGACAACAACGGTGCTTACGGACGTATCGTTGACCGTTCATACTAAAATTAAATAATAACTGAATATCGTTGAGACTGCCCTAGGGATTCCTGGGGCAGTTTCTTTTGCTATAATAGAGATATGCCTACAACAATATACGAAACACATGAACTAGAATTAATAGATGGAACTATCTTAGAAATGTCTCCTCTTAAGATTAAATATTTAAAACAATTTATGGATAAGTTTGATTTAATTAAGGAATGCAAAACCGATGAAGAGTCTATTTCTGTTCTTGTGGATTGTGTAAGAATATCAATGAAGCAATTTCATCCAGTGTTAAAAACTATTGAAGATGTAGAAGATAGTATAGACCTTCCAACAATATATAAAATTATTGATATATGTGCTGGAGTAAAGATGAATAAAGAAGCCCAAGACAAAAATGATGCATCAGAAATAAAACCAGCAAAGAAAGAAAATAGTTGGGATAGTCTGGATTTGGTAAAATTAGAGTCCGAAATTTTTGTGCTCGGTGCTTGGAAAAACTTTGACGAATTAGAGTCAAGCATATCTATGCCAGAACTAATGGCTATTCTTGAATCAATAAGAGAACTAGACTATAATGAAAAAAAGTTTCTTGCTGCGATGCAAGGAGTAGACCTAGATGAATCAAAGAATAAGAATGAACCAGACCCTTGGGAGGCAATGAAAGCCAGGGTAGCGGCACAAGTATCTGGTATTGGCAATGGAGACCCTAATGACGTTACATCGTTGCAAGGACAAAAAGCACAACAGTATGGCTTCGGTATCGGCATGGGCCTTGAGTACGAAGTTATTACCAAAGACTAGTTGTTTATGTTATAATTATTAAGAAACCATAAGGAGGATTCATGTCTACAACTATTAATGAAACTAAAACAGTAGAACTATTGGACGGAACAAAAATTAGCGTTCGTCCACTAAAAATCTCTCTTCTTCGCCCTTTTATGACAAAGTTTGAGGGTATCGCAGAAGTAGCAGATAACAACGAGAAGTCAATGACTCTTCTCATGGAGTGTGTACAAATTGCTATGAAGCAGTACGCTCCAGAACATGCCACAGACCTAAAGGCTCTAGAAGAACTTCTAGACCTTCCTACAGTATACAAGATTGTCGAAGAGGCATCTGGTATTAAACTTAGCGAGGCTTCGCTAATGGGTGGTCTAATCGGCTAACAAAGCGGTGTAGTTGAATGGCTGATATCGAATCAAATATAAAAGTTAATATAGATACGTCAGATGCTCTGTCGCAACTAAAACTTTTACAACAGCAGATATCAGCCTTCCAACAGGCAATGAAAAATGCTGGAGCACAAAATGCTTCAGCCGCTGTTCAAATGCAGCAAAACTTGATGACATCCATCAATGCTACTGGCAAGTTTTCTGCAAATATACAAACAATTAAAACAAGTGCGGAATCTTTTACAGAGTCCCTCGAAAAGAACAAACTATCTATAGGTCAATACTTTAGGTATGCTGGTGGTGCATCTAAAACTTTTGGAAAACTGTTCAAATCTGAATTTGAAACTATTCAGCAAGTAGCAGTAGACAGAGTAAAGACTATACAGACCCAGTATATTAAACTTGGTCGTGATGCTTCTGGAGCAATGAAAGCAATTGCTGTTAGACCACTTGCTCTCGATATGGATAATTTGGGAACAAAAACCCAAATAGCGGCACAGAAACAGCAACTCTTTAACCAGTTGATGAAGCAAGGCTCTACACAACTTCTAAACTTTGGTAAGAACACTCAGTGGGCTGGTCGCCAACTTATGGTTGGTTTTACTATTCCACTTACATTAATGGGTCAGGCAGCAGCCCAAGCCTATATGAAGATTGAAGCAGCATCTCTAAAGTTTAGGCGTGTTTATGGAGACATGAATACAACAACAGAAGAAACCAATAAAATGGTTAAATCTGTTCAAGCACTTGCAAATGAGTTTACAAAATATGGTATTGCTGTTGCAGATACCATGGACATGGCTGCTCAAGCAGCGGCTATGGGTAAAACAGGCACTGACCTTATGCAACAGGTTGCTCAGGCATCAAAACTTTCGGTACTTGGTCAAGTAGAGCAACAGCAAGCATTAGAAACAACCATTAGCCTTACAAACGCTTTTGGTATATCTACAGATGAACTAGCAAAAAGCGTAGACTTCCTTAACGCAGTAGAAAACCAAACTGTTGTTAGCATCGAAGACCTTACAATTGCTATTCCAAAAGCAGCCCCAGTAGTTAAACAACTTGGTGGAGATGTCGAAGACCTAACATTCTTCCTGACAGCAATGAAGGAAGGTGGCATTAACGCATCTGAAGGTGCTAACGCACTTAAGTCTGGTCTTGCATCTATGATTAATCCAACTAAAAAGGCTTCGGACTTTTTGGCACAATTTGGAGTCAACATTAAAGCAATTGTTGAGGGAAACAAGGGAGACATTAAGGGAACAGTTGTTGATTTTGCTAAGGCACTGGACACATTAGACCCACTAAATCGTGCTCGTGCAATTGAACAGATGTTTGGTAAATTCCAATTCTCTCGTCTATCTACACTATTCAAGAACGTAATTGATGAGGGTAGCCAAGCAGCCACGGTAGCAGGTCTTGCAAATCAAACAGCAGAAGAACTTGCAGTATTGTCAGAACGAGAAATGAGTAAAATCTCAGACTCTCCTATGTTTAAATTTCAAAAATCTATTCAAGATATGCAAACCAAACTTGCTCCAGTTGGAGAAGCATTCCTAAAGGCTGTAACTCCAATTATTGAATTTGTGACAAAGATTTTAGATGGCTTCAACAATCTTAGTGAAGGAACAAAATCTTTTGTTTCTATATTAGTTTTGGCTGTTGCTGGTATTGGTCCTGCATTGCTAATGACATTTGGTCTTATTGCTAACGGTGTGGCAAACATTATGAAACTCTTTACTAATATGAAGGCTTTCATAAATAAAACTACAAAACCATCCGATGTTCTTGGAGAACAAACTTCTTACATGAACACAGAGCAGTTAAAGAGTGCTGCTATTGCTGCATCTCTAGACCAGGCTCACGCAAAACTTCGTCAAACATTCACTTCCGAGGCTGCTGCAGTTCAACAACTGACAGACGCTTATAGAAATGCTGTACAGGCTCAACAGGCTTATTCTGGTATTCCAGGTATTCCAACAGGAAATCCAAATGCTACACCTAGAAAATATGCTAACGGTGTATCTATGGTTCCAGGTCCTTCGGGTGCAGGTGACATTGTTCCAGCACTACTATCTCCAGGTGAAGCAGTTATTCCTGCAAGGTCTGCTAAAAAGTATGCTCCAGTAATTCGTGGCATGATTGCTGGAAACCTTCCAGGATTTGAGGATGGCACTCCAGGTGCAGGTATGCGTCAAAGCATGATTGGTCCAATGACCGAAAAACAAATTGAAGGTCTTGCAAGAACAGGAAAAACTCTTAAAGAGATTAGCGATGAAGTTTATGCAGGTCCTTATGGTCAAACTCCACCAACAAATTATGGCACACAAATCACTCCAAGTGCTGGACATTCTTTCCCTGCATTTGGTGTTGCTGGAGTATATGAAAAACCAGACGGAACAAAAGTATTCGTTAAGCCACAAATGGACTTAGTTTCTGCAATGGCAGAAATTAGAGGAACAACTATTGCTCGTGACGTACATGGACTTGTAGCACCAAAGCAATCGCTTCGTGTAATGATGGACCCAACAGACCCAGAAGACAAGAGAAAATTCTTAGTTCTTGAGTCAGCATTGGACGAGAGACTTGCTAATGTTCCAACAGAATTTACTAAAGACCAATACTTTAAACAACTTGTTGCGTCTCTTCTTCGTGGAGATAAAGACCTTGGTGTTGGAAACCTTGGAGGAAACGTCCTTGCTGACGTTGGTCCTGCTGGGGTATTCCAAAGAGCATCTGGTAAACGTGCTCTTGGTAGCCAAATTAACTCTATGGAAGAACAAGCAATCATTAATCTTCTTGGCGTAAAGGGTGGTGCTAAGAGATTCTTTGCTGAGGCAACATCAGATATTGCTAAGAGTATGACCCCTGCTGAATATGATGCAGCAATCAAGGCAGAGATTCAGGCAGTTGCTCCAAGACTTCAGGCTACAATTGCTGGATTTGGAAATCTTAACCCAGAAGAAAAGGCAGCATACATGGCTATGCAGCAAAGACTTCAGGCAGGTATGGGGGTTGACTGGGCTAAGTATCAGGTCATGCATTCGAAAGTGCCTACAAAGAAACTTGCTGAAGGTGGATTTGTTGGCATTGAAAATAGTCAGTCATTTGCTCAAAGTTTGATGAGCATGTCTAGTGATGAGATAAAGAAACAACTTAATATCAATGACACTCACTTAGTTACTCCAATAGATTTAACCAAGAATCCACAAGTTCTTAAACAGATTACAGATATACTTCCAGGAGTAACTAAAGAAGAACTTCGTGGTTTTGAACCAGTATCTAATTTGACAGCCCAACTTCCAGCAAACATGAATCAGAAGATGAAGACTAGTGGTTATCCTTCATCAACATTTAGTTCAATTTGGAATGGTTTTGTTGGCAAACTATCGAAGAGTGCAACTATTGCTGGAATTGATTTGCCAAGTTCTCAAATAATTGAAGATGAATTGGGTACACAAATTGCTGCTGCTGGCGGAAATATAACTGATGGAACAATTAATGACATCATTGGAAATGTTCTTGGAAAATCTTCAAAAGTAACTGACATAAATGAAAGTAAACAAAAACTATATAGTTTAGCACTTAAGGTTGCACAACTTAGAAGCAAACCAAAACAATTAAGCCAATCAGGTAATGATTCAATTCATTCAATTGTTCTTAGAATGATAAGGGATGGCTCTGCACAATTTAATGATAACGGAACAAGTATTGTTAGAACTATTGGACAAGGAAATGTTACAAGATTTGGAACCTGGGAATTTGAAGGTATTGGAACTGGCAAAGAAGAAGGAACAATAGAACAAAAAGAAATACGCAGAAGAGCACAAGAAGCAGCATATGGTTCTACTGGCTGGGCATCACTAAGAAATTGGAATGCCCCTATGCCAACAGTAAATCGAGAACTTGTTAAACCTAAAGACTGGGCGGAAGTAACTAATCCTGCAACCTGGAATAGAATGACTAAAGAACAGCAGAGACAATATCTTTCTACAATACAAGGAACTAAACCAACAACTCTTGGATTTAGAAAGCAAGACTATGAACAAGGTTTTGGAGATAACAAGGGTCCTGCATCAGGATGGACATACGATTCTAGTAAACTAAAGGCTGGAATTAAATGGAGAAATTCCGAACAAGCCATGCAAATGGGATACAACGAAATGGCTGCAAATGGAATTATCCCATCAGCAGGACAAGCATTCTTTAATAAGTTAGCCCTAGGTAAAGAACCTGTAAGAATGGCTGAGGGTGGCATTGTTCCAGGTGGAATGGGTAAGCCTAAAGCATCCGTATTTGACGTAGACGATACACTGCTTGACCTAGCATCGTTCATGCCAGCACACCAAGAAAGAAATGCAAAACTACCTAAAGAACAAAGACTTAATTGGTGGGAAGAAGTAGCCAAAGACCCTAAAGGTATTCCTGCTGCTATTCAAAGACTAAAAGATGCTCAGATGCGTGGTAATAAGATTCTTCTTATGACTGCAAGACCAAAGACTTATGATGCTGTTACATTGGATACCCTGCAAAAACTGGGTATTGATACTAAGGGTGTCAAACTAATTTCTAGAGAAAATAAAGATTATCGTAAACCAGAACAGATGAAGTATGACAAAACTTCTAAGTATATGCAATGGTATGACATTGAAGAGTTCTATGACGATATGGCTAAGACTCGTGGTGCTGTAAGTCTTCTAGGTATTAATACTATTAATCCTCTTAAACTTGCTAAGGGTGGTGTTGTTCCTGGATATGCTAAGGGTACTCCAAGAGTTTTAGATACTATCGAGCAAAAGTTCCCAGGAATGTTTACTCAACTTCCTAAATCAAGGATGATGCAGTATAGTGAAGGTGCAACTAAGCCAGAGGCAAATAAAAAAGTTTTCACATCTTCAAGATTAAAGAGTTTTAAGTTTGAAGATTGGAACAGAACATATGACTTAGACGAACTAGCACAAATCGCTACAATGATAACTCAGGGTGAGTTTAGTGGTATAGGAAAGTCTGTATATAGTAAAAAAACTGGTAAATATAAGAGAATTGGTGTTCCTACCTTCGATGATTTGCTTGTAAATGGAAAACCTATTTTGCAAGAACTTCCAGGGTATCAAAAATATTCTTTAGGATATGAAGGAGAAGAAGTATACGCTGGAATTGCTAGAAATAAAATAGCAATGCTACAGTCTCTTCAAGACTGGATTTATCAAGATGACTGGGGTAAAGAAGCAAGTGAATTTACTGTAAATGGAATACCTGCAAAAACTTTCTTTAAAGGATTATCTTTAAACCAATACAGAGTTCCAGGACAAAAAACAAAATCAAAGCCATACTTTTTTGCTGACGGTGTGTTCTCAGTTCCAGGACCAAAGGGTGCTGGCGATGTAGTTCCTGCTATGCTATCTCCAGGTGAGGCTGTTATTCCTGCCAAGCAAGCAGCACAGCACCGTCCAATGATTCAGCAAATGATTGCTGGTAATCTTCCAGGATATATTAAAGGAAGTCCAGGGGTAGGAATAAATTCAGTATTCAGTTCTGAGGTAGCAATGGAATCTGGAAAGCCACTAAATGTTAACATTGTAAAAGATGAAACAGCAAAGTCAGATAAACCATTAGAAATACTTCAACCAAATTCAAAAGTGACAATTCTAACTCGTGAGCAAATCGAAGAACAGATGTCTATTGAAGATGAGGTATATAGACAACTTTTGGAAAAAGAAAAAGAATTAAAATTAAAGCACGTTCTTACTGAAGAGGAAAGAAAGTTGCTAGAGTCAAATAAGCAAATTATGCTTAAAAAAGAAGAAGCGTTTAAACTTCAAAAGAATGTGACAGAAAAAGAAAAAAGAGGTTTCTTTACAAGAAATGCTACAACTGGAAAAGTTCAGGGTGCGATGTATGGTCTTTCTGCAGCAGCAGGTCTTGCATCAACTGTGCCAGGTGCTGTAGGGGAAAGTGCACAGCAGATGCTTCCAGTTATTGGTGCTGCTACCGCTGCAATGTCTGTTATTCCTGGCTATGCTGGTATGATTGTTGGAGCAGGTGCAGCATTGGTTACAGCCTACATGCAGGTACAAGACAAGTTAAATAAGATTAGAGATGAGGCATTGGCTCTAGGAACTGCTATGGGTTCATCTACAAAGTCTATTGATAAATTTGCGGAATTTGCTAAAACTGTTACAGGTAGCCAAGCAATGGATAAGCGTAGAGAAACCAGTGCAGGAAGTTTCTTTAATGTTGTTCAAGGTAAAACAACATTTGGTGAATCATACATGAAGAGCGATGCTGGAAAAGAATTAGTCAAATCTGTTGGTGCAGCAATTAAGGGTGGCGGTTTAGACCAAGCAAAGGCAATGATTGTAAATCAACTTGGTACTGCAATAGCCAGTGGTGCTTTGTCTCCTGCTCAGGCTAGAAGTATTGCTTCAAATCTAGGTGCTCAACTAGGAGATATGTCTTTAGGTATCGAAGTGGCAGGAAAAATAACTGACCTCGTAGGTCCAAAAGGTGAAGACTTAAAGAAAGAACCTTTAGAAATAAGAATGCGTCTTGTTGCTGAGTCTATGGAACAGTTTAAAAAACAGGCAGAAATTTCTAACGCTAATGTTAATGATACTGCAAAGAATGCAGGAACATCTGGTGCAGGTATTGGTCTAGGTATGGGTGCTGGTGCAGCGGCTGGCGGTATAGCCCTAGGAGCAGCATCCTTAATGGGTGGCGTTGCTTCATCTTCTGCAATAGTTGCAGGTCTTGCAACAGCAGGAAGTGCAGTGCCAGTTATTGGAACTATTATTGGAGCACTTGTAGGATTCTCAATTGCTGCAGTTCAACTACAAGGAGATATTGCAAAAAATGCTGGTTACCTACAAGCAAGTTTAGGAAGTGCTTTATCAGTTCAACAGCAAATGGTTGACTCACTTACAGTAGACTATGAAAAAAGAATACAAGCAGCAAAGGCTGCTGGAGATACAGCAGAAGCAACTAGACTACAAAATCAATACCTTGCAGACCAAGCAGAGTTGCTACAGTTTAATAAAGAACAAACTCAGGAAATGTATAGCATATTGGAGTCTCAAGGGACTGGACTTGGATTTATGCTTAACGCACAAATTGCAAATCTCGATACAGCAAGAGAAGGATTAAAGAAAGCATTTGAAGGCAGTGGTCAGGAAGTACAGGCTAAACTTGCACAAGAACAAATAGATTCTATGGCTGGTTCTGCTACCCAAAAGACTATGCTTATGTCAGCAGTTGCTCAAAAGCAAATAGGATTAAATCAAATTGGCGTTGCAAAAACAGCATTCGGTGCAGACCAAGCAGGAGCAGACACATTACAGACATTGATGGAAAATAGTCCAACAGAATTAAATAGAACTCTTGGGTTGGCAGGAAATATGGGAGCGGTAGAGCAAAAGAAGTTTGTTTTAGACATGAGTCTTAAAGACCCTATTGAAGCAAAGGTGATGAATGATGCTGTAGAACTGGCACAAAAAACAACTGGCGTGTTCTTTGGAGAAAAGAAAACAGCAGAAGCAATTATGAAATTTGCTGTAGAAAATCCAGAAAAAATGTTAGAGTTCCAGCAAAACGTAGCAGAACTAAAAGATGTTGATGGAGCAAAATTTGATATTACGGTTGCACAAAAAATTCTTGGTCCAGACTTGGCAAAGGCTTTGGGAGAAAAGAGCGTAGGAGCATACTTTAAGAAATACAACAAGCAAAACAAGGTTGTATTCCTATCCGAGTTCCAACAAGTAATGACAATGCTTCAAGAGGGTGACAAAGACATGATTGATTCATACAATGCATGGAATGCGTCAAACGGAATGAAAAAGACATATGCCGATTATGCTGCTTGGCAGTCCGATAGAACAGTTACTACTCAAGGAGTAGATAATACAAAGGCACCAGGAGAAGACGGTGGAACAGGAGAAAAGGCTGGACCACAGGCATCAATTCTTGACCAGTTTGTTCAAATGGCGAGAGAGACTTCTAACTTCCAGCAAAAACTAACTACAGGATGGGATGCATCTCTTGCTGCTTTAAAGAGGTATACAATTACTTCTATTAACTTGCTTGCTGGTTGGGCGGTACGTCTAAAGCAACAAGGTGTAAGTGCAAATATGATAGACGTATTTATGGGTGCTACAGAAGAAGAGCAAGATAAAATTATTAATAAAAGAACTGGAGCACTCCTACCAGGGGCACTAGACTTACTTAGAAAACTTCAGATTATTAAAGATAAAAAAGAATTTGGATTGTCTTATGTTCTTGCAAGTCCAACAGAAAGACTAGCAAAAGATAATGGTCTATATCAGGCAGGTCTTGATGTCATTGCTAATAAAGAAAAAAAGATTAATGAAAAATATGATAAACGTATTAAAGCACTTGACCAGATTGGTAAGATTCAAGAAAAGAATAACCAAAGACAGCAAGATACTTTAACTATTGCAGATGCTTTGTCTAAGGGTGATATTGCTGCAGCCGCTAGAGCAGCACTAACCGCTAAACAGAATAGTCAAAGATTAGCATTGGAAGATGCAAAAGAGAGCACAGAACTTGCTCGTAAAACTGAACTTGAGGCTATTACAGTTAAGATTTTAGGAGAAACACAAACACGCTCAGACCTAGAGGCAATAATTGCAACAAATACTGAAAAAATTGCAGCAAATAAACTTGTAGAAATGAATCGTCAAATCACAATTGGTCGAAATGCTGTTATTGCTGCTGAACAAAGTGCTATTCTTTTAGCAAATTCAACACTTATTTCAAAACTTCCTGGAGCAAACGGTGGTGGCTCTAGTACTGGTAGTGGAAAAGGCAATGGTGGAAAAGGCAATGGTGGAAAAGGTGATGGTGGAAAAGGTGATGGTGGAAAAGGTGATAAGGGTGGAAATAATGCCAATGATACCGATTCAAAACCTACTGGGGTAGTTGGAAATATTGCAAGTTCTGTACAGGGTAAAGCATTTACAGCGGCAATTAAAGGTGCTCAGGATGTTACTCCTGGTGCTTTAAAGGCTGCTCAAGATTATGCTACTGCTAAGAAAAATGCAGGGGCATCAATGAGCGATGCTGCTGCAGAAAAGAAATTTGGTGGAAAAAATACTCCAGAATTTAAAAAATGGAAAGCAAATCAAATAAAACTTGCTAAAGCATTAACAGCAGCACAGGATTATGGTCTTGTCGATAGTTATGGTAACGTTCTTACAGCAGACCAAGTTACTAATGCAACTACTTATCAAAAAAATACAATGCTTTCTTCAAAAAGTGGTCAAGCAGATGCAGCAGAATCCTTAAAGGGCATCCCAGCAGAAATTGCTTCTAGAGCAAAATTGATTAAAAATTCAAATAAAGATTTTGCAGCAGACAAAACAAAACTTGATGAAATGAAGAAAACATTTGAAAAAGCAGGTGGTATATTGTATATGCTTCCAGGATACTATCAAACATGGTTAAATACCTCAGATGCTTTAAGACCTACAACTCCTTTTGGAAAACTTATTGCAAAAGGTGCTAAACCAGAAGAACTTATAAATCAAGCAACAAAAATGGCAACGAAGTTTGGTGAAATAGATAATTATAGAAAAGAACTTAGGACTGCTGGGTACACAGAGAGTATGCTTTTCCAGGCTAAACTATTTGATAGTACTGATGGTCGTGATGGACAAACTTTAAAACAAAGTTCTGATTTTGCATCTGGTCAAATGTTTAATCCACACAAACCCTATACAGGAACAAATATTGGATATGGTAAAAACCAAATACTTCCAGATGCAGAAAACATGCTTAGGTTTGCTAATCAATATTATGCTATGGGTGGTATGGTTTATGCAAACAAAGGGCTTAAGGTTGCAGCAAGCAAGTATGCTCTTGGAACAGACACTATTCCAGCCATGCTAACTGCTGGAGAATTTGTTATGAGGAAATCAGCGGTAGATAGAATTGGCTCAAGAACACTAACCAAAATGAATGATGGAACATCTTCAGGAGATTCAGTGTATAATTATAGTATTACATTAAACGTCAATTCATCATCTGACTCTAACGACATTGCAGATGCAGTCCTTAGACAGATTAAGAGAATTGATTCACAAAGAATTAGGAGCAGTGCTATATAATGGCTACAAGTACATATATCTCTGGTAGAAAGACATACCGTAGACCACAGGCTATGCTTTGGTCAGATGCCCCACCAGAAACCTCAAATGGATTTTATGTTCCATCAGGATTTGAAGTTAATGCTGCTACAGCAGGAAGTGATTTCCTAATACTTTCTGACCACAATAGGAAAGAAATATCATTTAAGCCAGAACGTATTGAAAAACGTGAACGTATGATTAATGGTCGTATGCGTTCCTATCACATTGCCGATAAGATGACTATTAGTACATCTTGGGATATGCTTCCCTCTAGAGCATTTTCTACAAATCCAAATTTTGACGTATCAACTGGAGTTAGTTCTTTAAAAAATATTATTACAAATTCTTATTTTGAAACAAATTATGACTATTGGGTTCCAGGTGATAACGCTTCTATCTCACGTTCAACAAGCATTTTTTATTCAGGATTAGGTTCTTTAAAAATAAGTTCAACTACTGCAGATGGAAACTATTGGGCAAATTCTGCATCACCTTATTCTTCAGTAACTGCTAATCAAACTTACACAGCATCTGCCTATGTTCGTTCAGAAGTTTATGCATCAAAAGTTCATATTTGTATCGACTGGCTTGATGCTTCAAACAATGTAACAAGAAGTGAAAGTCAAGATTTTTCAATTACTACATCTTGGAGGCAGGTTTCTCTTACAGCAAACGCACCAAGCAACGCAGTTAAAGCGGCTATAACATTACGCAATTTTAAAGTAGGTACTGGTAACGAGGCTACTTTTTGGGACAACATAGAAATGACTGAAAAACCAACACAGTATACAGTTGATGGTGGTGCAGGTGGTAATGAATTGCTAGACTGGTACAATAATCATACAGGTTCGTTTTATGTTTTCCTAGCATATGACAAAAAGAGTAACTTTGTAGAATCTGGTCAGTATGGACATCTAGCAGAATACAACGAAGTTATTGAAATGTTTATTTCTAGTTTTGACTACAATGTGGTAAAGCGTGGCGGTGCTAATTACGATTTTTGGAATGTATCTGTAACGCTGGAAGAGGTATAATGTTTCAAAACGATAATCTTAAAGCCCATTTACAGAAGTCTTCTTCTATAAATCTTAAGTCTGTTATTCTTGCAGAATGGAACATGAACTTTTCAGACAACGTTTTACAGGTAGGAAACTATAAGCATAGACCAGAAACTCTTTCAATACCATCAACCTATGCGTCTGAAACATCTACAACAGAAAATCCAACTTGGTATGGCTATACTGATTCCCAACTAGTTTTAAACTCTGGATTAACTACTCAAAACTCAACTGTTCAAACAGTATTTCTTAAAAAGAATGATACAGAAAAAATCTTATACTCTCTTTCAGATTGTTTAGGCAGATTTAGACCACGCTCTGGTATAAATAAAATCAGATTCTTTGGTAAAAACTATTTAAATAATTCAAGTGGAAACCTGTATTCTCAACCAAGATATTATCTTTCTTCTAAAGATGATAAATTTAAGTATTGGAATTCGTATAGGGTAGAGGGTGAAAAATATGCTACAGCGTTTTCCTTTACTTCAACTCTTGTAAAAGATTCAAATTTGGTATCAGTATCTTCTACTATTGGTTTAGTTGTTGGACAACCATTAATAAAAACTAGTGGTTCTGGAGCCTTTGGCTCTAATGCGGTAATTAAAAGCATAGACTCGCCAACACAAATTAAAGCATCTGTAGTTCATCAAACTTCAGGCAGCACTTCATTTACAGTGTATGACTTTACCCCAGTTCAAAGAGGTATTGCAAGTAAACTAAAGAGCACTGGAGAATACTATATAGACGATGCTGCCCCATTTGTAATATATAGCAACCCAGTTCCAGCAAATAGAATTGTTGTTAAAATGCAAACACATGTTGGAGAAGAGGACAGGGGTTCATTTAGAAAATCAACTAATTTGCAATTTGCAGACCCATTCTACGAAGACCCAGCCAATGTTGGTGCAATGGTAAATCAACAGGCACCAGTGAGTTGGAAGATTCAATTTTTAGATAGCAGCAATAACTGGCAAACAGCCATCACATTTGACAAAGATTCTAGACGTGGTACAAAAAGAATTATTGATTCAAATGGCTATGTAGAAATTTCTTTTGGGGTATCTAACATACCAACAACATCATTTAGAGATTTGGGAACTTATCCATCAGTTGCATCATTACCAATATCTGGATATGTAGGAGACGGATATTTGATTCCAGATATTACAAATACAACAACTGGAAAATATTATTATTGGACAAATAATGGAACAAGTTTGGGAGACGGTGCTCCATTGGGATATTCATCATTTGTACCAACATATGGATGGCTTGTAAATGAAGAATCTCAAACTATTCAAACATCTGTTGTTACATCACTTACATCGCCAACAACTTATGGAACTGTAACAGATAAATATACAGCAAATTATAGACAACTTAAGTTTGTTAAGGGTCTTAGAATTGTGGTAGATACCATGAGTAAACAAGATTCAATGTTTGAATTAATTGAAATGTCACCTAGACTAGTCGCTGACATATCAGATAGAACAACTGAATATTCTGTTACAAAAATTGCATCAGACATTGGCAATACAGGTATTGCTGTTGGAGAGTTGTCTGCTTCAACAGGGCAAATAACCATCTTCGATTACGATGAATCTTTAAATGAATATAATGATTTGGCTGTTGTTAATGGAACTGTAAAGGGTAGTTTGATATCTGATATTAGTTCAAAAAATTTACAAATTAAGTTTCAAGAACAAATTACACAAAACACGGACTCTGGACTAATTGACTATTTTGTTCCTATTAAAACTATGTATGTAGATGGTTTTCCAAATACAAGCAAACAGGATAGAAAGGCAACACTAGAACTTAGAGACTTATTCTTCCATTTTGAATCGATGATTGCTCCAAGTATGATGATGAGAAATGTAAAGTTAAGCAAGGCTATTGCTACAATGTTGGATAATGTAGGATTTTCTAATTACATATTTTATAAAAATGAAGATGAGAATGAGAGTGTTATTCCATATTTTTATGTAGCCCCAGAAACAACGGTAGCAGAAGTATTAAATGATTTGGCAAGGTCTACTCAAACAGCAATGTTCTTTGATGAATTTAATAATTTTGTTGCTATGTCAAAAAACTATATGATGCCAACTACACTTCAAAGAGAAACAGATTTAGAATTATATGGAACAAAAGACTTTGCTCAGAATGGAATAACAAAAAATTCTAATACATATGACATCACCGCAATATCTCGTGATGGAACCTATGTAACATACATATGTAATAACCAATTAATTGCAAATCAATCTGTGTCAATCACAGGGGCTTCTTCATCCGCATATAACTTAACTAATGTAAAAGTTTTTGACGCAACATCTACACAATTTAGAGTTGCCTCAACTGCCAATGGAACAACTTCAACAGCAAAAGTTTTGCTTTCTCCAGCACTTGCAAACATTATAGATATTTCATCAATAGATGATGAAATTTTTAACGGTGGAAAGATTACTTATTCTAATAAGTATTTGCAACGTTCTTATGGAACTATAAAAGAGGCTTCTCTATTAAACAATAACCAGTCTTATAAATATAAGCCAGTTCTTCTTTGGGAAGTTTCTGGAACAGAAACTCTTAGAAGCACTAACGAAGAAGGCGGCAATCAGTCAAGTTATTCTTTGGCGGCAATGCCTTTAAACATAGAACTTGGCAACTTACCGCCAACAATAGAAAATGGTAAAATTGTAAACAATACTATGGACTTTGGTCAATCTGTATATTGGCTAACTAGATATGAAGGATATTTGTATGCAAACTCAGAAATCATAAAGTATAAAGGAGTTCAACACACTATTCAAAGCCAAAAAATTACTGGACTAAAAGGAACTCTAGCAACTGGAAATACTTTAATACTCACAGAAGGAAATATATTTTCACTTTCTGTTGGTCAAAGGTTGTTCAGAGACACTGGTGCAGGTGCATTTGGAACAAACGCAATTATTACTGGCATTGATAGAAAGAAAAAAAGAATAACTGTTTCAGTAAATAATGCAACTGCTGGAGAAATTTTCTTTTATGCACAATTTCCTAGCACAAATGTTTGGATAGAAAGTCAAGATGATTATGCAAACTATTTTTCAAAACTTCCTTTTAATAGCAAAATATTTCCTACTGGCAAAGTAAAGATATATGCAGAACCAACTTTTGATATAAATGGAAATATGACAGGTATTGCAAAACATGGTCGTATGCAGTTTGGAACAGGTGTACATGGTATTGGAGAAATGGTTCCAGCAACTCACACAGTTTTAAATGACACTAATGAATGGCTAAATGGCACTAAAGCAAAAACATTTAAGATGGATTCTAAATGGATATTTAGTGGAAATCATAGATATGAGCAAACAGAGTATGTGTTTTCTGCAGGTTCGGTTACTGGAGCAGCAGGTCAAAAAACAATAACTATTCTTTCTCCTGCAACAGCAGAGGGTATTAAAAAGGGCTGGATTGTTACAGGTACAGGTATATCAGGCGGCTCTGATGTTGTTGACACTGTGGCAAGCAATAAACAAAGTTTTACAGTACTTAAAAATTTAACTGGTTCTGGCGTTACAAATCAAAAAATTACTGTAGTAGATGTGGTTATCGATAAAAATCCAACTGTGGCGGCTATCACTTCGCTCACACAAAAACCAAAAGTAGAATATTCAACAAAAAACATGTTTGACACATCTTATTTTACAGAATCGCCAACAACTAAAACAATAAATTCTACAGTTGGAAAAGGAAGTGGTCAAGCATCAGCAATTTATATAACAGGCGTTGCACCAGCAAAACCATACAATGACTACCTATCTTATGTTTTTAAAGATTATAGTAGTATAGTCCCTAGAGCAGATGTTTTTGGAACAAGAATGAGAATTTTAGGCACATCTAAGAAAAATTCTCAAAGTCCTATTGGTGCAGGTGCAATTACTACTGTTGTTAATAATGATAATAGTTATTTAGTAACTGGCACTGGAGGCGGAATTGGAATATATGTGGATACCTCTACAGATGGACTAAACACAGGATATTACTTTGAAATTACAGCATTGTCATCACAAACAATACTTGAAAAAACTAGCACAAACAATACCGTAGACACAATACCAAATGTGTTTTTCTATAAAGTTTTAAAAGATAATCTTGGAAATGCTGTACCAATTACTTTATTGCATACAACAGCACCAATACTTGTAGACGATGGACTATTTCCAGGAATGGCTAGAACAACTGGAGAAGGGGCACCCACAGTATATGACCTATCAATTAAAACTGAAAAAATAGGCAGCACACTAAAATTTTATCTTTATATAAATAATAAAATTGTTGGAACAGTTATAGATACAAAGCCAATAAAGTCAACTACAACAAATAAAAATATTGCTCTTTTTGTTCGTGGTAAAGGAAAGTCAATGTTTGAGCACGTCTATGCTCTTCAGGATTCTGGTTCTTCTCAGTATCAAAAAGAAAATCCACAAGAAAGTAGGTTGCTTTCAGTAACAAAAGAAACATTTAATTCTCAGCCATATAGAAAAAATTTGGTAAATCCATCTGTAATAGATATGTTTATTGCTAACGTAACTACAAGCGGTGAACAAAAACAGAACGTGTATTATGAGGAGTTTGGAACAATTATGCGTGAGTGTGCATACTTTAATGTTAAATATGATAAGGCTTATCCAGCATTGTATTCAAAGATATCTCCAACATTCAATGACAAGCAGGGCTATGTTGTTTCTGGATTTAGGTCAAACCCCTACACCGCTGAATTCCTTGTATTTAATGTAACAGACTTTGCTTTAAATCTAGACGAATCTACAGGAAACTATTTAAGAATCCAGGGTATTACATTTACCCAGCAATCTTCACACGAACTAACTGTAGACG